CAACATGAAGGTGTGCGTCTCTATAGACACTTAACCAAGCATCTCTTGAAACTGTTGCATTAAAAGAACCAAATGGTAATATTTCAAAATATGTTCCTGTTCGGTGAGAAACACTTAATCTTTCACTTCCTGGTGTATCATCTTTTTCTATAATATGACCAGATTCTGTTTGAGACACGTTATTGGTTGGATACATTGGAGATTGTTTGCAATCTTCGCATTTCTCTGCACAGGGTATTTCTTCTCCGTGTGTTTTTGCGTGTTGACTTTCCGCTGGTACCAATAATCCATTGTCATTTTTTGAAGGTTTTAATGTTTTTGTTTTTTTATTTTTTTCAACATTAGTTTTTTTTGAACCTTCTTTGAATATTTTAGGATCACAAGGATTATTAGGTGCAGAAACTGGGTTTCCACCACCTCCACCACCTGCACCTCCACCACCTGCACCTCCACCACCTCCACCACCTGCACCTGCACCTCCTGCACCTCCACCACCTGCACCTCCTAGACCTCCACCACCTGCACCCCCACCACCTGCACCTCCACCACCTGCACCTCCACCACCTGCACCCCCACCACCTGCACCTCCACCACCTCCACCTGTTGCAGTACCACCACGCCCTGTTTGTGGTGCAATAGAAAATCCACCATCAACAGATGGAACTATTGTATTTTGGTTATTTGTATTGGGTAAATTTGTTACCGGATCTATTGGTATAAATGGTTTACATTCATCTGGTTTCATGATTTTTTACTACCTAATTTATATTCATCTGAAATGTTATTCACATCATATATTATGACTCCACCATCAGTTAAAGAGAGTGGGGTTTCGCTATAAGGTTTATAATAATTTAATTTATCATCCTCTTCTTTTTTAGCCGATGTAGATTTTATTTCTGCGCTTTTATCTGTAAATGTTCCACGACCATATTTTTGTTTTCTTGTTCCACCAAGATTTTTAATAACACCACAAAGAAATTGTTTCTGAAAAGTTGGAAAAATAGAAAATCCGTCATCTAATAAACCACCTTCAGATCTTAATGTTTTTTTTAATTTTTTAAGAGTTGGTGTTTTTTTTGAAAGTTCTTCTTCTTTGTCACATTCATTTGTGTGCAATGGATTTAGTGCACTTCTGTTTAAATATTCTTTTTGTGGATATGCAGTTCTATTTTCATCATTAAACTGAATTCCGTGATCATTTCCTTCAGATGTTGCTCCATCAGGACTTTTTAACCCAATAACATTTTTTGGTCTATTTGGTAGATTATCACCAGGGTCTTGAAACCCATCACCTGGGTTCCGTTTTACTACAGATTTAAGATTGTTACCCAATCTTGTATCGTTACCATTATTTCCGTCTTTTTGTTTTGGTGTATTTCCCCACCAAGTTCCTATAATTATTGGTTGTTGGGAAGTTTCTCCATCCAACCAAAAACCAAGTACCCACGCTCCTGGTTTTAAACCGTGATTTTCGCCCATACCATCAACCGCAGAAGAAGTTGTAGGAAGCATAACTTGAGCCCAAGGTAAATCTTTTGTTGGTATTTCTTTTTTATCCCAACTATGGTAATTTAAAACTCTACATCTAACTCTACCTCTTATATCAGTATCAATTATACTCTCAATATGACCATACCACCAATGAAATGATTGTGGTCCATTATTTAATGACATTATTCTGCTCCCTTTGAATCTTTAATTGCTTTAATTACAGTAACATATTGTTGTTCTGTAGATTTATTCTGTGTAAAATGATGCTTTACGGAAGTACATAAATATTTTCCGTTAAATTGAACATCTTTTTCACCTTCAGCCAAAGCCTGTTGAATTGGTCTTCCAAAGAATAATACATCACCCGCTCTAATAACAGAATTTCCAGGAACAGTAAAATTAATATGCATTTGATTTAATTGTTCCATCATTGATCTTCGTGGTAAAACCCAATCATTTTCTCCACCAATTAGATCTTGACCTTCATCCTTTTCATTACAATCAAATAGACCTTTTGATTTACTAGCAAAACTACAATTTATAGGAGAATTTATAATTTTTGTATAATATTCTGTAGAATCAATATCCATTAGTGATTGGCCAGATAAATGAGTTTGTTTTGGAAATTTATCTTTTAAAGAATAAATAGTTTCAACATATTCTTTTGTTGTAACATCAAATGTCATAATATAAGACGCAACCATATCATGATGAGCATTATCTATAGCACTTGTTTGACTGACTTCACTGTGAACACACATTCTTTTTTGCATCGAATCATCTGCGTCAACATACCCAGCCCCAACAATAAATCCACTTTTAGAATCATTACCCCATTTAGATGGGGCTTTCATTAAAGATGCTATCGAAACTAATTTATATTTCATATCAATATCTTGATAAAAAACAAAATTAAAATCATTTCCTTTTCCGCACATCTTAGTTAATGATTTTATTATTGACATCGGGTTTGAATATGTAAAAACTCGTTTTATATTCTGATCTGATGAATCTTTTATTATAGCATCAATTCCAAGTTCAGACGCAACTTTTTTTATTATTTCTGAGACTTTACCTTCATATTTTCTAGATATGCTTTGAACTTTATTTTTTAAAAAAGGTAAAGAAGTAAAATGAAGTGTTATTCCTTGTAATGTTTGTCCTAAAGGAACAGATGTTTCAATTTTATATATTCTTAATTGAACACTTATTTCTTTTTCCGCTCCACCACCTGGAGCTTTTCCTGCAAAAGAAATATCAATTGTATCACCCGCACTTAATATTTTTTGTTGTACAAGACGAGTAAGTGCAACATCAACAATAGACACATTACCGTATAAATAATTTTCAAATATATTTTCTTGTAAATTTAATGAGTGCATCATTCCACTGTAATCACCACCCCCACCACCACTTCCAGCCTTTATTATAATTCTAGCCAGTTTTCCTGGATTTGACATATTACCCATTATTAAGTGCCTTTATATCTAATATATTTCTATTTAAAGTTAAATATTCCTGTAAAAATTTATCTTTTAATACAGTAATATTTCTTTTTTTATTATTTAATCTTTCTTCGTTCATATAATTTGTCACAATTAACTCATTATTTAATGCAGATGAATTCGTTATATACTCATTTAAATAATCTCTAGTATTTAAAACTCTTTCTGTATTAGAAAAATTATAAAGTGTTTGTGATGCTTCGTAAACACATCTGCCCAATAAAACATTAGAGGCTATAAGGTTTCCCAATTTATCATATAATTGAACACTTTCGCTATCAACTAATTGAGTTTCTGAAATTTTAGTTTTTAAATTTAATAAATTTAAAGTTCTATCACTAGATTCTATATCAAATCTTGTTGTATTAGCCTTTTTTATTTGATAGACATTAGATAGTGGAAATTTTATTTGAGATTCTTGTAAAAAAATGCTAGAATAATTATATTTATTTTCCACATAATTTTGAAATTTCTGCCCAGCCAAAGGCCAGTCAAAATACCGATTAAACATTTGATTTATTGCAAATATAATATACGAGTATTTTGTGTCATCATATATATCTTTACTTAAACTCTCTGGAGTATCTGAATCTGTAATTGTATAATTCTCAAAAAAATAAGAATTATTTAAATTATTCATTAAATTTGTTCTAATTAAAATATTAGATACAGTTTGTGAATTATATTCAGTTGTTGGGTAATCTTTATACATTATTTATTTTCCGTACATAGTTTCAATATCACTACGTAAAAGCATTTTTGTTTCCTGTATTCCTAGTGTTAAGGTAGTTGTTACTGGATAACCGTCCTTATGAATATAGGGCGATCCTTCAGTATCATAATTAACTTGTATAGAAGATAAAGCAGATCCACCGCCTTGACGACCACCTAGAGGAAGTGTGTGTAATAAAATTTGCTCACCCATAGTTATAATTTTAATCTCAACTTTTTTTGGATATTTTAAAGTTCCGTATCCAGTAGATTCAGGATAAGCATCTTTTCTTAATTGTTTTATTAATTTAAACATTGTGGCAGCATTTTCTGAAGAACCGGGAGTTATTGCCCATGTAAATTGTAATTGACGTATAACTGGTGTTTTATACATTAACTGTGACATTGGATTGATTATTTGTTGTGATGCAAGTGATATTGCATTCAGTCCTTCTTCGGTTGAGCCTGCTTGTAAAGTATCTATGTATGCACCACCAACAAATTGTATTCCTGATTTTAGTGCAGATGCTAATGCACCAGCACCAGCATCTGCAAATTGACTAGCCGAATCAGCAGTTGCTCCAGCCGCTGCCATTTTTCCAATAGCAGTTGTAAAACTTGCAGTATCCCAAGCATTATCAAAAAGATCAGTTACACCTTTTGGAATCGGTAAAACATAACTTCCACCCGATTCTAATGTTAAAATAGTGTATCCACCTTCAAAACTAGTCGTATTACCATTTGTAATTGCTGATAAATTTACTGCCATAATTGTTATAAATACCTTATATGTCTAGAGGATATCGAGGATCATATAAACCAAAAAATCCACACAAGTATATAGGAGATATTAATAGTATTACCTATAGATCTTTATGGGAACGAAAGTTTATGATATTCTGTGATACCAATCTTGCTGTAATAAAATGGGCATCTGAAGAGATAACAATACCCTATTATTATAATGTAGATAAAAAAGTTCATAAATACTATGTAGATTTCGTTATGCAATTACAAGAATCTAGTGGAAAACTTAAAACATACTTAATAGAAATAAAACCTTACAAACAGACGGTAGAGCCAATAAAACGAAAAAATACTAAAAAGTATATAAATGAAGTTTTAGAATGGGAAAAAAACCAATCTAAATGGGCAGAAGCTAAACAATATGCTAAACAAAAAAACTGGGAATTTAAAATATTAACAGAAAAAGAACTATTTAAATGACCGTTGATAAAAACTTTAAAAGACAATTTCCAGGAAAAATAGTGATATTTAAACAAAAAAAGGCAGGAACTGAATATTACGACTCTTTACCTCTTGTTTTAGGTATACGTCTAATAGGATCAAAAATGTTTGGTGTAAATCTAAACCTTATTCCAATGAGAGATAAAAAGAAATTTATTAAAGTTTTAATGGAATCTATGGCAAAAGATATGAAATTACAAATTAATAAGATATTACGTGGTTCTGTTGCAAGATTGGCGTGTGGAGCCTTTGAAATATACGAAGCAAAGGATATTAAGGGTACTGTTCAATTAATACCAAAATTTGAGGATTGTGTTAAACTTATGTATACCCCAAGAAATTCTTTTAAAAACATTAATAAAAATAAAATATATACTATGGTAAAGGAACGGGAAAAGGCTATTAAAAATCCAATGCAATATATAGTACAAGTAATTAAAACAGCAATAAAAAGAGTAATTAAATGAGTAATGATATATCAGATTTAATGAAACTTTCTCCATTACGATCTAATCGTTTTAGTCTAACTATTCCTAGATTAACAAATGTAAAGTATACAATAGAATCTGTTGATTTGCCAGATAGTGGAGTTAGTACGTTTCCTGCACAATTTGATAATAAATCTCCAACTCTAATACCTTATGCAGCAAATTATGGTGGAAATAGTATATCTATGGTTTTTAGAGAAAATGAAGAAAAAAATAGTCCATATCTATCAGTATTAGAATGGTTAGATAAAGTTATAATAAGAGATCACGGAAAAAGAACCTATCAAATACCATATTTTTCAGATATAGTTTCCGATATGTCTATAACATGTGAAACTACAAACAATAAACAAGTTTATAAAATTGATTTTATTGATTGTTATCCCATTAGTGCAAAATTATCATCTCTAGATATGAATGCTCGAGATGCGTATGTTACTAGTACTATTGTTATGTCTTTTGCTGAATTTACAGTAAGTTAATATTATAATGAAAGGTTAATATTATGCCACTACCAAAATATGAAGTCCCAGTGTATGAAGTTGAATTGATATCCGATAAAAAGAAGATTGAAATTAGACCGTTTCTTGTAAAAGAACATAAGTTATTACTTATGGCATTAGTTTCTGAAAATAAAAAACAAATAAGTGATATGATTTATACTATTTTAGAAAACTGTATAAAAACTAAAAATGTTGATATTAATAAAATGGCTTGTTTTGATATTGAGTATATATTCTTAAAAATAAGAGAAAAGTCTTTAGGTGAATTAATTTCAGTACGAGTAAAATGTCCAGAAACTAATAAATTTTTTGATGTTGATCTAGACATATCTAAAATTACAGTAGTTAAACCTGATAAACCGGTTTACGACATTAAGATATCAGAAAATCTTGGTTTAAAGATGAAATATCCGTCATTTAGAGCAATGCAAATGGCATCACAAGAAACCGATAATATTCAAAAAATATTTAGTATTATAACAAATTGCATTGAATCAATTTACGATAAAGAAAATTCTTATAATGTAAATGATTATTCACAAAAAGAACTTTCAGAATTTGTTGAAGGATTGCCACAAGAATCATTTGAAAAAATAAATAAATTTTACGAATCAACTCCAAAAATTATGTATAATGGAGAAGTTTCTTCTCCCTATACTCAGAAACTAGTGAAAGTGAGGTTGGATACATTCATGGATTTTTTCGGCTAGGGTTTTCTGGTGATGGCTTGCATAATTTTTATCAAACTGCATTTTTAATGATTAAAGAACATAACTTTTCTTTAAGTGAAATAGAAAACATGATTCCTTGGGAAAAAACAATATATGTTTCACTAATTGAAAAATACATTAAAGATACAAAGAAAAAACGATAATGCCAGACAAATTGCCAGAAAACACTGATCCTACTAATTTAAAGAAAAATTCTTTACCTAAATCTGTAAATATATCTACCGATCCATTATCTAAAAAATTATTAGAAATATTTAAAGATTTTCGTCCACTAATAAAACCTGATAGTGGTGAAGACAAACCAAAATCTGAAAATAAAGATTCAGAAGATTCTGAGTTTTTTGATCCATTAATACAGTTATTAAGAGGAAATAAATTATTTGATAATATTAAAGAGATAGTTCATTCTCTAAATGAAACTAATAACTTATTACAAAAAAGTAATGAAATTGTTTCAGCAGAAGCTAAAGATGCTGATAGTATTGATGTTGATGATGAAGAAAAGGATAAAGAAGCAAAGTCAGCAGAACAAAAACGTCACGATGAATTAATTGATGCTATTAAGGGTATAAAGGGTGGTGGTGGTACTGAAAAGAAACCACCTAGTAGTGGCGGTGGGGGTATAGGTGGAACAATAACAAGTATGTTGGGTGGTGCTGCTGCTGGTTCAGCAACTGGTAGTGTTATTGCTGGTACTGCTGTTGGTGCTGTAACTGCAATAGCAGTCCCATTAGCGGTAGCAGCCGCTACAAACCAAGTAGCAGAATCAGGATTAAAAAAGTTAGGAATGGAAGGTGGTACCGGATCTGAAAAAGGGGGAACACTTATAACTGATAGAAATGATCCTCGTTACGGTCAAACCACAGTAGATAAAGAAGGAGCATTAGATAACGCAAGACACGCTACATCTGCTGTTGCATGGGGTGCAGCAGGTGCAGGAACTGCTATGGGTATTGGTGCGGCTGGTACAGCATTAGCCGCAGCAGCACCTGCACTTGCTACAGCCGTTCCTGCCCTAGCAGCAGCGACCCCTGCAATTGCTGCTGCGGGAACTGCTGCTACTGCAACTGCCGCTGTTGTTGCTCCAGTTATAGCAGGTGCTGCTGCGTTAACTGCAGGATGGAATGCTGGTCGTGGAATAGGTAAGGCTCTTGGTACAGATGAAGGTAGAGATTTATTCACTACAAGTAGTGGGGGATTACTTCAAACGGGACTTGGTGGTGATGCAAATAAAAGTGCAATGCAAAGTACTGTAGATGACGCAGAAGTATTTTCTCCAGGAGGCATGGGTACAACTTTAGCAACTGGTGGATTAAATGTATTAGGAAGTGTAATGACAACAGCCTATACAGGAAAACTTAGTGATAGACAAACAAAGGTAGTAGAAGATCAAGTTAAAAGAGATAACGAAGCGGGTATAAAAAAAGGAATAGAAGAAAGAGGTACGCAGAGTAAAAGCGATCTTTTAGCAGATCCTAGAGATTGGGAAAAGAATTTAAAATCTGGCGGTTTAACAGAAGACGATATAAAAATAGAAACTTTAAAATTAAATAATCAATACGGAGAAGGAAAATGGGAACCAGAAAACTGGCCAAAGGGACCAGGAATTTTACACAGTAACGATAAATCAGAATTAGATACAGAAAAAGAAAAACTAGTCCCACCAATGGAAACATCTGGTTCTATCATAACACCATTAGAATCTTCTATTCCTACACCTATTGATGTTACTTCAATAGTAAAACCTGAAGAAATTTTAAAAGATTCAGAAGAACGCCCAGCAACAGCTTCAGAAGTTACTCCTGCGTTTATACAAAATAAAAATATAGAAGCACCATCCACACCAGAAAAAAAACCTGATTTAGTTCCATCAGAAAAACCAGATGATGTTGGGTTCAAGGAAATTTTAGGAATATTACAAGTAATTGCAGCAAAGACTGGTTCGGGTGGTGGATCAAGGGGCGTTTCAAACTCTACAGAAATTACAAGTGAAACTATGGGAAACACAATTGCATCTGAACCAATCTTTAGAGAATCTGATTCACAGGATAATTCACGTTCAACTGATTAAATAAAAAAAGAGCCTTTCGACTCTTTCTTTACAAACCACATTATTTAATTATCAATCCTCTTCTTTTGAAAGACGCTCAAAGTAACTCTCAGCATCTTCCTCTTTAGGAGAATCTTCCTCACTAACCTTTTCTGGAAGCTTTTTTGCACCATTGCTCTTAAATTTTGGAGCAAAAGTGCTTTCATCCATGTCTTCAGCACTCTTAGTGCCACCACTACTCTGGTTCATAACACCTGCAAACTTCTTGGCAAGTTCATCATAACTCTTAAACTCAGACGGTTGAGCGAACTCAAGCAAAGCATACTCCTTTGCCCACAGATCCTCAAGTTGCTTGTCGTCACCACCAAACAATGGTGCTGCAACATCAAACTCGCTCTTGTCGTAGTTAACGTAACCTGCAACCTTGCGA